GGTGGTTTTACTCTCTGTGGAGTTTTACTACCGGCCGCTTTTTCAGGAGCTGCGCTTACGTTTTTAGCATCAGTAGATGGAACAAATTTCTATCCAGTGCATAACACGACATCAGGAACATTATTAAGCTACACGGTAGCTCAGGGACAATACTGCGCAATAGATCCGAAAGACTTCTATGGCGTTAACTTTCTACAAATTAAATCAGGCTCGTCTGAAGCTGCGCTACGCACTTTAGCGGTCTCATTGAAAGGATTTTAAAATGCTTTCAGTATCAGATCTTGTAAGCGTAACAGTTAACTTAAGCGCATTAGCTGCCGTGGGTAGAAACTTCGGCATATTAATGATCGCTGGTGACTCGAACGTAATAAACGGTCTACAAAGATATCAAACGTTTTCAAGTATAGAGCAAGTAGCATCTGTATTTGGAGCAACAGCACCTGAGTATTTAGCTGCTAATTTGTATTTTAGTCAAAGCCCACAACCATCCCAATGTATGATCGGTCGATGGTTAAGGACTGCTACTTCAGGCCAGAACTTAGGTGAAATACTAAACGCAACGCAACAAAATATAGCAAACTTCAATGCCATCTCTACAGGCTCAATGAGTATAGCAATTGACGGGACGACTCAGAATCTAACTGGTATTAACTTTAACGGAACCACTAATCTAAATGGTGTAGCTACTGCTGTTAATGCCGTTCTGACCGGAGCCGTTTGTACCTGGAACGGTTCTGAGTTCGTAATTACCAGTAACTCTACTGGAGCAGGGGTTCAGGCGTCAGGGACAATAACATTTACAGGTACTGGATCAAACACCGACACCTTAACAGTTGGTGGTACATCAATCGAATTAGTTACTGGAACACCAACCGGAAATGAAGTTCTTATCGGTGGATCTGCATCGGCTACGGCTGGTAATATGTATACTTTCTTAGCCAACTCTACTGATACTAATATTTCTAAATGTACTTATTCTCTAAACGGTGCAGTTATAACGGTAACCTATAAACTCGTAGGAACTGCTGGTAACTCATTTACTTTAGCTAAATCTAGTACCGCAATAACTCTCTCTGCGGGAGATTTAGCCGGAGGAGTTGTTCCATCTTCGGTTGGTTACGCATCAACCTACAGCTCTGGTATTGATATTTCAGCACTTCTTGGTTTAACTTCATCAACTTCTTTATCTTTAGTTCCTGGATATGCTGCAGAGTCACCGGTTCAATGTGCTACTGCTCTAACAAGCCTAAGCTCAGCTTTCTATGGGTTAATGTTCGCAGCATCCGTTATGCCCACAGATTCACAAAGTTTAGCAGTTTCTTCTTACGTTGAAGCCTTAGAAATTACACGTCTCTATGGCGTAACAACGCAAGAGACGGCATCTTTAAGTAGTCTCTCGAGTACTGACCTAGGTGCCGAGATGGCGGCAGCTGAATATGATCAATCAATGATTCAGTACTCAAGCTCAAGCCCTTACGCTATTGCGTCATTATTCGGTAGAGCATTCTCGGTAGATTTTACCGCTCAGAACTCAACCATTGATTTGATGTATAAACAAGAACCTGGCGTAACTCCTGAGAACATAACCGACTCTCAAGCTGCAGTTTTACAAGCTAAGAATATAAATGTCTATGCTTCTTACAATAATGGCACTCAGTTAATTCAATATGGAGTTTGTTCAAGCGGTCAGTATATCGACACGATACAAGGGGTAGATTGGTTCCAAAACGATGTTCAAACCCAAGTCTTTAACGTTCTCTACACCTCTACCACAAAGGTCCCCCAAACTGATGCTGGGATTAATCAACTTACAAACGCCTGTACATCTGCTTGCCAAGATGCAGTTAATAATGGTCTCTCAGCCCCTGGACAGTGGAATGGTCCAAGCTTCGGATCTCTACAAACGGGTCAGTACCTTAAGAATGGATACTACGTATTTGCTCCATCTGTTTCTACACAGAGTCAGTCTGATAGAGATGCTAGAAAGTCACCTCCAATTCAAATTGCTTTGAAACTTGCGGGAGCAGTTAACACAGTTGATGTGCTCGTAACCGTAAATCAATAAGGAGCTAAAAAATGGTTTATTCATTTTTAAATGTAGTAGCAACAATAGCAGGACCTGGTGGCATTTTAAACCTAGCTGCGGGTGCCGCTGTAGCTGAAGAGGGTATAACCATTGAAGCTACTGAAGATAAAAATATCATGACCATAGGAGCCGACGGAAAAGGTCAGCACTCGCTTGTCGCAAGTGATGCCGCTACGGTGACTGTTAGATTATTAAAAACATCACCTCTCAATGCAGCTCTTATGATTATGTATGATCTTCAATCAGCCTCAAGTTCAGTGTGGGGTCAAAATGTTTTTACGATAGTTGATACTGGACGCCTTGACGCTACTGTAATTCAATCAGCAGCATTTAAGAAAAAGCCAACCATCACATATGCAAAAGAAGGTGGGATGATGGAATGGACTTTTGACGGCATCTCAGCTAACAGTATTTTGGGAGCTAATCAATAATGACCGAGTTCGAATTAGGTGGAAGAAAATTTAAAGTTGGAAAACTAAACGCGTTTAAACAGTTTCATTTAGTTAGAAGATTAGCACCTATTTTAGCTGATATGCTTCCAGTCGTAGGAGATCTTCAGAAGTTATCAAAGAAGAATCAAGAAGACTTTGAACAGACAGCTAAGATTTTAGCTCCGGTTTTAACAGGATTTTCAAAGTTATCTGATCAAGATTCAGAGTTTGTTCTTTATGGACTTCTGTCTTGTGTAGAGGTTCAACTAGGTAATTCATGGTCGAAAGTATCAACTGAATCCATGCTAATGGTCCAAGACCTTGAGCTACCAGCTTTATTACAGATAGCGGGTAGAGCTTTTATGTCGAATCTATCTAGTTTTTTTTTAACGCTCCCCGCGGTTTCACCGGGAGTCAAGTAGAAACTAAGAACCCAGTTAATTGGGTCTCTATGGACAGCGAAGATGATTGGTTAATGAGACCAGTAATAGATGGCCTCTGTAGATTTGAAAGCTTAAAGGATGGATCATTAGACCTTTTAGACGTAGCAATAATGAATCATGCTTTGGATATTAGGCAGGAAAATGAGAGACTTTACAGGAAGGCTAACGCATAAGCCACGGATGGCGATTAAGAGTCGCCACGGAGGGCGACCATGAGTGATGAAGTAATAAAATCATTCCTTGTAGGTTTAGGTTTCGACGTAGATGAGTCATCTCTAGCTAAATTTAATAAATCAATAGTAGCAGCCACTGTAAAAGTTACAGCTCTATCTACGGCAATAGTTGGTGTTGCTTCACTAGTTGGTAAGGCGGTATCTGGTATATCTTCAGACTTTGAAGACTTAGGTTATCAGTTCAGAATAATTTCTCCAGCTATAAATAAAGCCCTAGTGCTTAGAAATGAGATGTTAAAGGCCTATGCAGCGGCAGGAATAAATATCACTCAGGTTGTACAGAATTCAGTTAAATTAAACATGTCACTCTCTAAAACAAAGTTTATTCTTGAAGCCATCTATAAGTCCGTGGGTTCAAGGTTCTTTACATTAATGACTAAACAGTCTGATCAGTTTAGAGCTGCTATTTATAAGAACCTACCTAAAATTCAAAATGGTCTTGAAAAGTTTGTAAAGTTCATATTCAAAGCACTAGAGGCAGTGACTGAATTAGGGTCGCGGGTATGGAGCATACTTGGACGGGTATATGACTTTTTTGTACTTCTTGATGAGAAGACAAACGGTTGGTCCACCATAATTCTCGCCGTGATCGCTGCATGGAAACTTTTAAATCTAGAGTTTCTAGCTACACCTCTTGGAATGATAATCGCAGGCTTAGTAGCAATACTTGCTCTCTTCGATGACTTTGAAGTATGGAAAGAGGGTGGAAAATCTCTATTCGATTGGACATCTTTCGTTCCAGTTATTAATTCTGTAAAAGTTTCTCTAAGTGCTGTATGGGATGTGTTGGAAGGTTTAGGAATAACTCTAGGAGCCGTTGCTTCAGCTTTTGTAAACTTATGGAACGGAGATATAACAGGATTTTTTAGAGATATCTGGGAAGCTGTGAAACATGTGACCGAGGCTATTTATGGTCTTCTCCATGTTATTGGAAGCCTACTAGGAGTCTCTGGGCAATTGGGTCATTGGATCAGTGGTCTTGCTAACGGTAATATAGGAAACGCAATTTCAAATTTTGTAACAAATCCTTTAGGCCGACCTAATGTTGCGCCCGTAGGTGGAAATGTTCAAAACTCAAACACAAATATGAATGTACATCAACAAACAAGCATTAATGTTACTGGTGCTGCTGATGCTAATAAAACAGGTGCCGCTGTAGCAAGTCAACAGAGCAGGGTAAACAGGGACTTAGTAGATAATATGACTGGTTCCACACGATGAGCTTTCTTAGTCAACCTATTTCAATATTTCCAGTACAGCCTCAGAGAAGTATTGGAGGTGGCATACCAGGAACTGCTCCAATATTAATGCAAGTCGTAGTGGATGAGAGAACAACAGATACTTTAACAATTACAAAACAACCAGTACAACAGGGTGCTTCAATAACAGATCACTCTTATTTAGAACCAACCGTATTTAGTTCTACTGCTTACTTTAAAGATAATTCTTTAAGTTTACTTGGTGAAATTAATTCGTTCACAAGTCCTCAAACTGGCTTAGCAAAAATCTATACAACTCTTTTAAATCTTCAGGCTCTTAGAACTCCATTTAATATTGTAACTCCTAAGAGAATTTATACCAGTATGCTTTTAGCTTCACTCTCTCAAACTACGGATAAAAATACTGAGAACTGTTTAAGTGTTTCAATGTCATTCCAACAAGTAATAATTGTCAGCGTATCTACAACTAGCGTGCCAAGAATAAATCAAGCAAATGCCGGAAGTACTGGTGCTACTCAAAGTGCTGGCACCAAAAACGCCTCCTTTCTTAGACTTGCAGTTAATGCAGTCACAGGACAACAATGAACGTTCAGATATTTCTCTTACCACTTGTTAATACACCACAGAGTTTTAATATCACTTTAGGTGCTATAAATTATATTATGTCGGTAGTTTGGAATGATTCCGATGATGCTGGTTGGTTTATAGGCTTTGCTAATCAGATAACGGGCGTTGAAATAGTAAATAATATACCTTTAGTATGCGGAGTGGATCTTCTATCAGGTCTAGAATATCTTGGTTTTGGTGGAAATTTAGTTGTCTATACAAATGGTGATGCCACAGCGGTACCGACATTAGCTAATTTAGGTATAGATTGTAATGTTTATTTTATAAGTCCATCAGTTATTAATTCTCCTATTTCAAGTGTAATAACCGGATGAGTTCTCCTGATATTTCATCACCTCAAACTTCCGGTGCTGAGCAGTATATAAGAAACTGCACACTTGTTTGCTATGGTACAAATCTAAATGGTTTAGATCTTTCTAATTTGAGAATAAAATTCTCTGTGAAACAGTCTGATAGTCAAAGTCCTAACACAGCGGATATTAGAGTTTATAATGTCTCAGATGAGACTGCATTATCGATGCTTATTAACTTAAACCCTCCTTCTGGAGTTAGCTTATCAACTCCTGGAAGGGTAGTTCTACAGGGTGGGTATAACTCAAACTTCGGTGTGATTTTTCAGGGAAATATTAAACAAATTATATTAGGACGTGAAAGCGCTACTGATACTTTTGTAGATATAGTGGCAGGAGACGGTCATCTTGCTTATAATTATGCTATTGTTAATTCTACTCTCGCTGCTGGATCTACGCAAATGGATCAAATTAATGCAGCTACTAATGCTACAACTGCATATGGAACTACCCTCGGATATGTATCAATAGCTCAGATTAATAAACTTCCAAGAAGTAAAACTATGTACGGCAATGCTAGGAACTATTTAAGAGCAGTAAGTCAAACTGCTGGTCAAACTTGGTCAATACAGAATGAGAAAATAACTTTTATTCCTAAAACTTCTTATCTTCCTGGAACTGCAGTTGTGCTTACCAGTAAAACTGGATTAATAGGAACACCTCAGCAAACTAATGAGGGTGTAAATGTTAAGTGTCTTCTTAATCCAAATATACAAGTTGGTGGTCGAATAAATATTGCCGAAGCAACGGTACAGAATTTTAAAATAAATTTAGCTATTGTGAACAGTCCGGCTAATATTGCCCCTCCATTAACTCAAGATGGTACTTATTACGTTCTTACTTTAGAACAAACGGGTGATACTCGTGGTGTAGACTGGTACACAAGTATTTTGGGTATAACTCAGTCTATCTCAACTAACCCAATTAATAGCGTAATGACAAGTTTCGGTCCTTAAGGAGAAAAGTGGATAGAAGAGGTTTATTAAATGATCCAGTTGAAACACAATTACTCATTCTAGATGGGCGACAATCCACTATATGGACAGCTCTACCCTGTATAGTTCAATCTGTTGACTTTACTAAAATGACTCTAGTTGCTCAACCAACAATTCAAGGTGTTACTTATGATCAAAATAATGTGGCTACGTATGTTAACCTTCCCATACTCGCAGATGTCCCAATATGTTTTCCAAGTGCTGGTGGTTTTACTCTTACTCTACCTATTGTATCGGGAGATGAAGTATTAATTATATTTTCATCAAGATGTATAGATGGCTGGTGGAGTCTTGGTGGTATTCAAGTTCCTATGGAAATGAGGATGCATGATCTAAGTGATGGATTTGCCATACCAGGCCCAAGGTCTCTACCAAATGTTATACCAAATATTAGCACCACTACCGCTCAGCTTAGAAATAATGCTGGTACAGTTTATGTTGAAGTAACTAATACTGGAATAAATCTTATGGGAAATCTTCACATACAAGGTAATATTGTGGCATCTGGTGAAGTAACTGGTAATGGAATAGCACTTTCAACTCACATCCATAGTGGTGTGCAAACTGGAGGGGGGGACTCTGGTCCTCCAGTACCATAATGAGAGTTAGAAAATTAGCTCCTGGAAATGATTTTAGCTTTGGTAACGGATCTCTTGATTACTATTTTAATGTGCCAAATGCTGTAGGTCAAAATGTTGAGACAGGATTAATGCTTTGGTTAGGTGAGTGGTATTTAGATACTTCTCAAGGAACACCTTGGATTGAAGGCGTTCTTGGTAAACATACCCAAGCTGTGGCCGATGGAACAATACAAAATCAAGTTGCTAATACTGTTGGTGTTGTTAATATTTCAAGTTATTCAAGTCAGTTTAATTCTGAGAAACGATCAATGTCAGTTCAGTTAAGTATAGATACAATTTATGGACCGACTGAAGTAGATATAGAAAACTACTCTCTCTTTTAGAGGATTTTAAAAATGAATGTTACTGACTTAGCTTATATAGATTCTACAGGTTACAATTATTCTGATTATCCTACCTTTTTAGCCTGGCTTCAAGGTGTGTATCAGGGCATATATGGTGCAGATGTCTATTTAGGAGCAGACTCTCAAGACGGACAATTTGTAGCCATCTTAGCTCAAGCTTTTTTCGATACTGCTGCTCTCGGAGCCTCTGTTTATAACTCATTCTCTCCAGTTACTGCACAAGGTGTAGGTTTATCTCGCCTAGTAAGAATTAACGGTCTAACTCGTGAAGTTCCAAGCTTCTCAACTGTTACATTAGCAATAGGGGGAGTGGCAGGTACAGTAATTACAAATGGGATAGCTCAAGATATTTTAAATCAACAATGGATTCTTCCTAGCTCAGTTACTATTCCAGGAGGGGGAACTATAAATGTTACAGCCACTTCTCAAGTAGTAGGTGCAATTACTGCCGACGCTTCCACAATTACAACTATTTTCACTCCAACATTAGGATGGCAGACTGTTAATAACGCTGCCGCCGCCACGCCTGGGGCTCCCGTTGAATCAGATGCCGCACTTAGAATACGTCAATCAGTTTCTACATCTCTACCTGCACAGACTGTTTTTGATGCAACCATTGGTGCTATTGAGAACTTATCTGGAGTAACGGACGTACAGGGATATGAGAATGCTACAAGTACTATTGGTGGTGGTAATAGTGGAAGTGTGTCTCAACCAGCACATAGTATTTCTATAGTTGTAACTGGAGGTACTGCTTTAGATATCTGTCAAACAATTCAAGATTATAAAACTCCAGGAACGCAAACATATGGATCTACTACTGAAACTGTTTATGACGCTAAGGGCATGCCCCTAGCAATTTCCTATCAGCAATCAGTAATAGCTACGATTGGAGTTCAAGTTACTATTACCGAAGGAACTTCTTGGACTAGCGAATATGCAGCAGAAATTCAAAATGCAGTTGCAGCAGCTATTAATGCCGGTGGTATCGGTAATACAGTTAGATATACAACGCTATTTTTACCAGCTTATTTAAACGGAACCCTTCCACCAAATGCATATGTTGTCGTTAGTATAGAGTTAAATTATAACGGTGGATCTTTCTCCGCTGCTGACGTTACCCTCGCATGGGATGAGCAACCAGTTTGTAACCCATTAACTGATGTGGCGATAATAACTTGATAAATACTATTCAGACTTATCTTAATTTAATAACTTCAAGTTGGTCGAATAAGCCAAATTTCACAGCAATGATATCGGCCGATGTATCTTTACCAGTACAGATTCAAAATCTTTTAACATCCATGATACCTATCTTTGACTTAAGTCTTCCTCCAGTAGGAAATCAACTAGACATAATAGGTCAATGGGTGGGAATTTCTAGAAGTGTCAATATTCCAATAGAGGGTATTTACTTTAGTTGGGATGGATCATTTCCTTCTGTAGGTTGGGATCAAGGAACATGGCAGCCATATAATCAACCAACTGCGATTACACTTTTACCAGACGATGCATATTTAACTTTAATTTTAGCAAAGATTGCCGCCAATAACTGGGACGGAACAACTAATGGTGCATATGAAATTTGGGATAATATTTTTCCAACTTTCACAATTTTAATTCAAGATTACCAGAATATGACCTACGCTCTAGCTGTAATTGGTGGGATAGTTGACTCATTAACAATTGCTCTCTTAACTGGTGGATATATACCATTAAGGCCAGAGGGTGTTGAAATAGTAGAATATTTTGTTGCCACTGATTCTAATCCAGCGTTTGCTTTTGATATTACCATGCCTTCATCTAGTTTAGGTGGTTGGGATTCGGGATCATGGCTTATGGAAGTTTTTCCAACTTAAAAGGGGATATATATGTCTAATGTAAATGATTTTTTACCGTTCTGTGCGACCGACACTGGTACAAATTTAATAGAACAAGCTGCATGGGTTGCTTCTGCAGCAAGACCAATAGGAAATCAACCTGGAATCGCTAGCAGTGCTTTTAATAATAAGGCATTAAGACAGGGTACCTACGTTGTTAGTCAACTAGCTCAATATATTTCAAATTTTGCAAATGTAAGTACTCTAGATAATGCAACGCCAGCACAACTTCTTGCTCAGATGATGGGTACTTTTCAACCACTTGCACCTGTAGTAACTCAATATCTGTCTGGTACTGGAACTTGGAATGCTACATTTTATTTTTTCTGTGCAGCTGCGAATGCTACCGCGGGAGCAACATACACAAATAATAGTGTTACCTATACAGTCTCATCTACAATTTCAAGTGGATTAATTATTCAAGCTACAGGTAATGGTACACCCTCGGCTGGCGGAGGAACACTTACTAAGGCTTCGGGTACAGGCGATTCAACTATAACTTTTTATGCCTTTAGACAGGCTCTTCACTTAGAAATTGAAATGGTAGGGGGAGGTGGTGGAGGAGGTGGCGGAGGCACATCAGGTGCGGGTAGTGCCGGATCAAGTGGCGGTAATACTACTTTTGGAAGTTCTTTTTTGACTTGCGATGGCGGTAGCGGCGGAGCAGTCGGTTTTACAACTGCAAGTACTGGCGGAGCTGCTACAATAGGTAGCGGCCCGGTGGGTATCGCAATTGCCGGTTCAGGGGGCAACGGTGGCTTTGAAATACCAGTTTCGGGTTCACCTCCCGGTGATGCAGGCGGTGCTGGTGGGGCTTCACCATTTGGTGGTGCAGGCGCAAGCCCTGGTGGATCTGCTGCTGCAAATAGCGGTTCGGGCGGCGGCGGCGGATATGGTTCATCAAATAACGGGTTTTCAGGCGCTGGCGGTGCTTCAGGGGGATATATTAAAGCTATAATTTATGGGCCTTCGGCTTCATATGTATATGCTATTGGATCTAGTGGTACTGGTGGTTCCGGAACTGGCGGTGCACCCGCGGGAGGCCCTGGTGGATCAGGATTAATTTTAGTAAAAGAAATTTTTCAATAAAACTTATATGAGAGATATCCCTAATGGAAGAACTTTTAAGATATGCAATTGAGAGTGGGTCTTTCGGGATATCTCTTTTTTTAGTTTATTATTTATTTAAGAAGTTTATTAAAAAAGAAATCGTAGAGCCTATAAACGATCTTAAAGAAGAAAATACTGAAATAAAAAAAAGCTTTATTAAATTCACAGAAAATATAAACGGTTTTGTCTTTAAGATTCTAAAAAGTAATAACGATACCCACGAAGGCATTAACCTAAATATCTCAAATATGAATAACCTTTTTACAGAATCTACCAGACATACGTCTCAAGCTAAGATTGAATCTTATGAAGCTTTAGAAAAAGTTAATGTTCTAAAAGAGACAACCGATAAGCTCTTGAAGATAGCTACCATTGAGCATGAGAAAAATAAAAATATAAATACGGAAGTACAAAAACTCTCACATGATATGATTATGGTGAAAAATAAAATAGGTCTTAAAAATGAAGATTGATCTATTTCAAAAATTAATGCTTTCTTATTTAAATATCCCTTACGTCTTCGGCGGGAAGAATCCTCTTGCGGGCGAAGATTGTTCGGGTCTGGTCTGTGAGTTCCTCAAGGCCCTTGGAAAACTAAAGACAAACGATGAGTTTGGGTCCCAGCAAATTCACGATCTATATAAACCCATGGCCGTCGCGGGGGAGCCGTCTACGGGCTCCCTCGTATTTTACGGTAAGGACGAAGGTCATATAGACCATGTAGCAATGTTTATAGATAGTAAGTTTATTGTTGAAGCCGGACACGGAACATCGGACACTTTAACCAGAGAAGTCGCAACCCAGAGGGGCGCGTACTCTAGGGTACGCCCCTACAACTATAGATCGGATTTAATAGTTATTTTGAATATTGATTTAGGCTTAGTACCATAACTTAAAAAGGAGATTTCTTATGAATTTAGCATCTATCATTGCACTACTTACTCCCTTTGAACCTCTTATCAAACAAGGTTTAGTTTCTTTAGATGCAGCTGCCTCAGCCGAACTATCTAGTGTAATCAACAATATTTCATCCCCAGATCTAAAAGCATTACTTCAAGCTTTAGAATCTGGTCTTAATAGTTTTGCACAATTGGAAATTTCTAAATTACCATAATGATGTCACCTTCAGATATTGCGAAGGCTGCTTCGGCGGCTTTATTTGCTTGCTGGGCCATTTTTACCGAGTTTAGATTACAGAAATATCAACGCGCAGATGA